AGATATATCTTTAAGAATGAGAGCGGCAGACTTAACTCGTGTATATACCCAGAATTGAACATCGAAATGGTTTTCGATAATTGCTTTCCAGGCATAGGTATAAGTGTCATTGAAGAAATCGCCATCCCAATGGATACGAAATAATTTAGGCGCATTTTTCTTTTCACAATCATTAACGAAATCAGTAATCATTTCATCAAGCAATAGCGCCATGGTATCCATATCCGCATTGCGTAGCAATTCCCAATTGTGTAATAGATTAACCTTAACGCTAGGGAAGACCTTTTCTAGCTTTCCCGCATAGCAGACACTCTCGCAAATAGACGTTGCGCCAGGGCAAGAATAATTCTTTCCAGCAGGTAATCCGAACGTGTTAGCAATTGCTGCTTGCTTTCCATTTTTTGTGACAAGGTTAGCCACCTTTCTATCATTTGAGCGTTTTAGTTTCATGGGGGTGATTATAGCGGTTACATCTGACATAAATTGTTCCATTATACATACATCCCTTCAGTTGAGCGGTCAAGTTCCCAGATCATTTTTTCCTCTTGCCACTCAAAAAAATGAGTATCGCAAAGTTCAGTTGGCTTAACAGAATAAAATCTTATTCCGTTTTCATTAGCGTGACAAACAGCGCACATGAATTTCCCTTTCGTTAGATTTGATAAAATAATACCACGGTTCACTGACATTTTTCTACGACACGCCGAAAATTCAGGGGTTTTTTATATGTGTTCTTAATCACAGCGCCGCCCCCACAACTCAGTGGGCGCATCGCCTTTTGTCAAGGCGACACGCCGCTATTTATTTAAAATCTTTTAAGATTTCATCTAGCTGATTTATTTGCTCATTGGTAAGATGATCTAATTGAATTGCTTTTTCAAATCCGAATAAGTCGCTCATTCATTTTCCATTTCTGCTAAATAATCTTCGTGTTCCACTAAGCCAATCGCAAATGCTACTGGGTCGCAACATTCTAAAATTTCTGCGGCGGTAAAAGTTGAGTAACCAATTTTAACATCTGGGTAAACATCATTTAGTAAATCAATAAAACTTTCTTTAATTTCTAAATCTTTTTCGAATTGTGTTTTTTCCATTTTTATTTCTCCATTACTCTCACGACAGTTTCTAAATCTTTTTTTGTAAGCAATACACTAGCACTACCCCAAAGAGCAGCATGAGCATTTTCTCCGTATTTTTCTTTAGCCAATTCATAGGCTTTTTCTCTTAGTTCATATTCGTTCATCTTAGTATGTATCCTCTACGCCTAGTTCATAAGCCTTGTTTAGTAATTCGATTAGTTCAGGTGTTGCTGTAAAACCATAAGCAGAAGCCATTTCTGCTAGTTCATCATTTGGATATGTGTTCATTTTCTGTCCTTTGTTAGTTGATATATCGAGAATTGTAGCATGACCTACTGACATTTTGCTCATTTAGTTATAACCCAATCAGTAGCAAATGGTAAGCGGTCAAAGTCATCAAAGACCCAAAAACGCTCAATGTTATTTTCGCAAGTTTCGCAAAATGTGAAATCGAAATCTCCATGAGATGAAATGGACTCCATGTGTGGAGTATGTGTATGTGTTAGTGTAGTCATTTTGACCACCTTTCTTTTTGTTTAATACTGGAATTATAGCAGGGGGGACTGACAAATTTGCCCTTTTTTCGGGCGTGTCGAATGTGTTATTCATCACACTTACAAGGCTCGGAATAATCAAATTCGCAAAAGTAGCAACCTTGCGCCTCAAAATGCTTTTCGCAATAGTGGCGAAATTGGACTTCATCGCAATGGATAAATTGGGTGTAATCGGTTAAGTAGTAGCGATTAACTGGGTGTAATACAAGTGTCATTTTTTGACCTTTCTTTATTTTCTAATACTGGAAGTATAACACGGGGGACTGACATTTTTGGGACTTTCATCGGCGTGTCGGAAAAGTATTTTTGTGATAAACCTCACAAATTCCAGGGATTGTGGATAACCCTCTTAACCTGTGGATAACCCACACTCCTTTGTGTGCGGCGCACCGCCTTTGTCAAGGCGACACGCCGTTAGCTTAGTGTGATTTACCCCACTCTCTAAAGTCTGCTAATACTTCACGCCACATAAGGCGAGCCATATATAGGGCGGGGATCCCGATAGCCAATTGGACTAGGGTAGTTAGTATGCGATTAGTAGTCATTAGTTATTCTCTTCTCTTATAAATCTTATAGGTGCGCCGTTTTTCATTCTCTTATAAATCTTATAAGCGGTTACTACTAGGGCGGTAGTGATAAGTAGTTGCCAAGATAGTGCTACATAGCACCATTCTGTTTCTAGCATAAATCCATAGTTATCTAATTCTATTTTCATTAGTCATTCCAATCTAGTGTTAGTGATTTGCTTAGTTCATCTTCATCATATTCATCAGAGCCAAACTCTAAGCCCTCTTCTAGTGCCTTGTTATACATCTCTTCTTCATCAAGGTAGACATAGGCATCGCTTACATCTGCTTGGATAGTATCCCATTTAGTCATCATTACTTTACCTCTACTTCTCTAATATTGTAAGTGAAACCCTTACCTAGTTTATTTAGTTCAGCCATTACCGCTAAGATTTCTTCGCTATTGCTAGCCTTTTGATTAACGGCTAGTAGGTTAGAGCCTTGCCATAGTGTGTAAGTGATAGTCATTAGTTTTCTTCTTTCGTTAGTAGGTATGAGTTATTTAGAGGGCGGTTATTGTTAGAGAACATAGCCTCTACGATAGCCTTATCTTTAATGCGTTGAGCCTCACGCTTTACTTGTTGCTCTTTTAGTATTCTGTTATATGTATCCATTTTATTTCTTCTTTCTTTCGTTTGTTTAATAAGATTAAGGTATCAGACTAGGCTGACATTATCAAGCGACACGCCGTCGCTTATTGTGTGACCTTAGTCACAGTAGCAATACTCATTATCGCAATCGCATGAGCGTGTAAGAGGTGGCAAACTAATTAGTTCCCACAGGTCTTTACATCTATTAGGGTTATCCCAATGGGCTTGCCCTTCATGGTATAGGGCAGGTGCTAAGACAACCTGTCCGCATGGACATAAGTTCATTAACCCTTTAGGGTAATCGGATACAGTAGCGAAACCTTTCGCTCTTTCATACATTGAGTTAGACATTTGCTAACTCCTTTCTTTAGTAAGACTTTCTTACTTTCTATACCTTTACTCTACATGGGGGGACTGACAAATAGCCACCCCCAACACGGACAATTCGGACATTTTGAAAATTTTTTATGTGATACCAATCACACTGCTAGACATATAGGGGTATATATGTCTAGGTATGGGCGCACTATATGGACAAAACGGACATCGTTATATGTGTGTATCATACATGTTAAAAATATTTTAACATTTTGTGAAATTGAAATACTAGTTGACTAGAATGTGCACAGCAAGATATAATTGCAGCTATGGCTGCTAAACGTATCGTAATCTGTGATCAATGTGGGCGGGAACTAGAAGTAAGATCTGCCTTTGCACATATAACATTATCTAATCACAAGAAAAATTGTGAAAACTCTTGACTCAAGAAAATTTATGATGTTATACTAAGTATGGTTTGTGGGGGCTTACACTGGATACTCAAATATACTAAGTATCAAAGTAGCTTCTCTATCTCCTAAAAAGATTTTCTTTTTATGGGGGGTAGGGGGGCTTTCCTAAAAATCTAAATACCTAAGTATCAATTAATAAATATATAGAATATATGAATATTAGAAATAAAAAATTTTTTAACATTTTGTTAAAACTAAAATACTAGTCGACTAGGATTAATATGGCAGAGAACGAAAATACATCTTGCTTCACATACAAAGTTGAAATGATTGTTCAAATTTTGGCGGGGGATGAACAAACAGCTAGACTTCAATTAGATGATAAAGGTGGATATGTAACATCTCGTAAAGTTACATTCATGGATTCAGTCCAAGTATATAAAGGAAATAAGTTAACTAAGAAAGATAAAGTAGTCGACTAAGATAATATTTAAAATTTAAAAAAGCGGGGGACTAGTAAAAACTCCTTGATATACTTATCCTATATGAATGATGTAATCATAAGCGGATGAAATCAGAAAAAATCTCTATAGCCAAACAGAAAGCTCATTTGGCACAATATATACGAGATATCAAGGAGAAGTCCCCTTGTAGAGACTGTGGGAAATTTTACCCATATTATGTCATGGACTTTGACCACGTGCGTGGTAAGAAGCATGCAAATGTTATGGAACTTATTCCCACATTGTCTAAGAAGAAGATAGATGAAGAAATTGCTAAGTGTGAAGTAGTATGTAGTAATTGTCATCGTATTAGGACTCATATAAGGAAGATAGCTAAAATGGTTAAAAAGTAAATGTCTTCTTCTCCCGCCGCACTTTTTTCGGGCGCACTTCACTATTTACAGCAAAATGTTTTTATATTATACTTAATGTGATGGGGATTAGCTCAGCGGCAGAGCGGGGAGCTGTTAACTCCTAGGCCCCTGGTTCGAATCCAGGATTCCCAGCGTTGCGGATGTTGCATATTGGTAGTGCCTCTGCCTTCCAAGCAGAAGGGGTGAGTTCGATTCTCATCATCCGCTCTATAAAAGGACAAATCCCAATCAGAGGCGGATCCGATTGGGATTTGCTAGTTCTTGCGAACTACGTATGGAGAGCAAACGGTGGGATGCTACAACCCATACTTACTTATTGTAGGATAACTAATTTTTTAAGTCAACTACTTTTCTGAAATATCTGGTGGAGTATATGATGGGACTGGACCAAGTAATAATCCTTGATCATGATATTTAATCATTTTGTCCATATCTTCAGATCCTACGATCTTGTTTCCTATAATTACTAATACGTCGTATATACGGTGAAGCATGATATATGTAGCCATATCAAGATTTTCTGATAGGCTTTGTGGTTCTTCGTTTAATTCGTCGGGTTCCATGGCTTTTCCTCGTAATCTACTTGCCCGTCCATTTGTGTCTTCTTCCAGGTCATGTGATCGTAATTATGTTTTTGCCAGTCGTAAGTGTGATCGACTTTAGGCTTTCGAATGTTTTTCAACAGATTGAACAATTTCATTATAAAATCCAGATCCAATAAATCTCTTATAACTGCATGATAGGCAGTAGAGGAATATTTCTTCTTCAGTAGTCTGATTAGGAAGAAGAAGGCCCTGATCCATTGGACATTCCAATCTAGATACAAGGCCCTCTTCTGATAGAGCTAAATATTTAGATACATATTGTATCTTTTTCAAGCTAACTCCTATTTTGTTGTAGTAGGGAACTTTAAATAAAATTCCTTAGCTCTTGGGGTTAGACCCTTCCAAGCCGACCAATTCTTACCGCCATTAGTCATATGATACGTTATCTCTGCGTTGATTACTGGGTCAAACAAAAGAACATTTGACTTCAGGTCGAACTTTTCTTTACGATCTATACCTAGGTTTCCCAGCATATTGATCTGAAAAATTCCATATGAACTGTCACCAGTTTTCCTATTTCCATTATATGCCATAGGTCGTCCATTGGACTCCCTCTTAGCAATGGCCCAAGCCGTTCTAAGGGCCTGACCTTCAAACCCTACAGTCTTGAGTAGTAAAACTAGCTCTTTGTCTGTAAGCATTTCTGAAGGCTTGTAAACAGTATTGCTGAACCCTTTTAAGGTTTCTGTTTTCAGTTGTATTTCTGTCTTTGGTTCTACTTTTAAAGCTTGAGCGGGAACAACAGTATTGTTTGTAAATAGAAACAATGTTATCATTACTATTACAGTTGAACTGTGAACAAAATCACTCAACTTTTGTTTTATATTCTCCATTGGCATTTCCTCCTTTAGAGATAACGAACTATAATCATAACATTGCTTGATAAAGCCTGTCAAGCCAGTCAACTAGAAAATTATTATGGAAATATCATATTCTACGCCTACAGTTAACTTAGTCGCATCCAATGGATACGCCTATGCTGGTAAACATATCGTTGAATCTTTAAATAATCTAGGACATGTTGTTCCGTTTCAAAAATCAAAAGCTCCAGTTCAATTAAATTTTTCTCAACCTAATCTATTTAAGATGCATAGGAATCAGTATCAAATTAGTTATACCCCATGGGAATCTACTGTGATTCCATCTTTATGGAAACCGTTTTTAGATGAAGCAGATGAGATATGGACAACATCTAATTGGTGTGCTAATGTATTTGAAGATAATGGATATAAAGTATCTAATGTCTATCCTCATGGTATTGAGCCTATGTGGACTAGCAAAAAAAGAATTAATGATGGCGTCATAAAGTTTTTGCATATTGGCGAACCCGCCCCAAGAAAAGCGGGACAAATGGTAGTAGACGCATTTACAGAATTATTTGGAAATGATCATCGCTATTCTTTAACTATCAAAGCATATAAGAATAATACTACTCGTGTATATAATAACTTTATAGATAAAAACATTATTGGTTTACCTCATCATATATATAATAATATTAATATGATAACAGATGAATTAGATATGGATGAATTAGTAAAGCTTTATCACGATCACGATGTTTTAGTTTATCCTTCATACGGAGAAGGCTTTGGCTTTATTCCGCTTCAAGCCTTGGCTACTGGGATGCCAACAATTTGCACAAGTGCTTGGGCTCATTATGATAACTATTTGGGGCCATTAAGATTAAAGTCAAAACTAATAGATTCTCCATGGCCTTATCCTCATCAAGGCCAAGTGTTTGAGCCAAACTATAAACACCTACTTGAACTTATGAGAGATGTTTCAATTAATTTTAATGCATACTCAGGTTATTACTTTGCTCAGTCAACTAAGATACATGAAGAATATAATTGGAACCAGTTGACCAAGAAAGCGTTTGACCCAATAGTAAAAAAGTTTAGCTAGCACTAGACCGCTAAATAAAAGTTTGCTAGAATTAGATCTTATTCAAAATTAATTAATCCGTTAGGCGGAAGAAAAGGTGTCACTAAAAATGTCAAGAACTATTGAAAATCCCTATGAAAACTTTATTGCATTGTCTCGATATGCAAGATGGATCAAAGAAGAAAATCGCAGAGAAACTTGGGGAGAAACAGTAGATCGCTATTTTGATTTTATGCTGAAGCACCTAAAAGAAAATAATGGATATACTCCAGATGCAAAGATTGTAGAAGAGCTAAGACAAGCTGTATTCAATCGTAATGTTATGCCATCAATGAGATCAGTAATGACTGCAGGAGCTGCATTAGATAGAGATCATGTTGCAGGATATAACTGCTCATTTGTTCCAGTAGATTCACCTCGTTCATTTGATGAGACTATGTATATTCTTATGTGTGGAACAGGTGTAGGATTCTCTGTTGAGTATAAGTATGTTAATAAGCTTCCTGCCGTCCCAGAGACACTTGAAAAGTCAACAACAGTAATCACTGTTGAAGATTCAAAGCAAGGTTGGGCAAAGGCATACCGTGAGTTGCTAGCACTTCTTTGGTCAGGACAAATTCCTGCTATTGATGTAAGTAAACTTCGTCCAGCAGGTGCACGTCTTATGACAATGGGCGGAAGATCATCTGGACCACA